AACTTGCATATTGTCTTGATATTCTTCTGTTGGTTCACCTGGTTTTCTCACAACAATTTTTGAAGCATTAATGCCTAAAAGATCTGATAGGTATTCTTTCATTACACCTGAACTTGCTGGGTAGTTTGTTGTAACATCAAAAATTGTTACTTCTTCATTTGATAAATGTGGAAAATCCAAAGGCATAGTCATTATAGGTGTTTTTTTACCTGCTGACATTTTAGCAACTTCAAATTTTGCTAGTGCTGATTCCAACTTACTTGCAAAATCGTCTGCTAATACGCCTGCTACCTTTATTTTGTAGTCATATGACTTGCTAGATTCTGCTAGATACTGTGTAAACGTGCTCATATGCAATATTTAGTCTTTTTCGTCGTCTTTCTTTAAGAGTTTCTTCATTAGTTCATTACGATCTGAGATAACAAAACCGTCGGATTCTTCTATAGGTCCACCGTCTTTATTACCCTGGTCTAATTTCATTTTTTTGAGCTGTAATTCTACCATTTTTAACTTTTTATCTATCTTTGAGCCCTTGGCATCTATGGCATTTCTAAGGAAATTACTTGCAACTTCAAATATACGTCCTGAATAACGTGAGTCAACATTCATGCCCAAGTCCATTAGGTTCTTGTAACTCTCTTCTGATTCAACTGCTAGTTTGTCTAGTTCTAGATCTGACAGTTCTCCCAGTCCTTTTACCTGTGGAAGTGCGGCCGCAATTTTATCAAACTCAGCATACGATTTTTTAAGTGCCGCGGCAGTTTTAGGATCAACGTTTTTCATCACCTCACCTGTTTGTTGTTTGTTTGCTCTGGCTTGTTCTTTCTTATCTACCTCTTTGAATGCCTCTTTGACATTTGGTAAATTGAGAACATCTTCTAATTTTTTTGTCATCTGCGTATTTACTTACGTTTGCCTGTGTGAAAAAGGTCTTCTTCTGACACTACTCTAAATTTTATTTTTCTTTGTTTAGCAAAAGCACTAGCGGCTTCCCATTTTGCCATGTTTAACACAACTTGTTTTTTCTTTGCAAGACTTTTCCCTGCACGTTCCATGGTGGTTTGATCAGCAGGTTTAACTTCAATCATTTCTGCATGTTTCTTTCCATTTTTATCTTGATACACAATAAAAAAATCTGGCACGTACACAGTGTACTTGCCTGAAAACGGATGTCTGTATGGAATCTTTATTGACTCACTGGCCCATTGGTGCACGTTAGGGTGTTCATCACACAATCTCATGAAAGCGTGTTCCCAACTTGAACGATAGGTAGGTGTTTTCAGGCCAACATATTTGTCGCCATTCTTTGGTGAAAATTTTCCTCTTGCAAATCTTGGTAGCATTAATCTAGAATGTTTCTAGATACAAGTTCTTTGGTTGCTAGTGTCTGTCTAACACCTAGTCTACTTGACTTATACCTGTTAGCATTTAATATTAGTGTTATTAGTTCTGATAGTTGTACTTCTGAAGCACCTTGTAGTTTGTCCAATATTTCTTGTGGACTTATGCTGTCTATTTTTGCCTGTGCCATTATTACATATGCTGTGGATTCTGCAGATCCTCTCTTGAATCCTCTCTTCACAAAGAAAGCAATACAGGCATCGTAGTCACCTGGATTCATTTGGTAATCTGTTTGATAGTTTGTTGTGGTTAACTTTTGTATAGTTTCGCTAAGACCATCGCTATCTTTTGGTGGTAAGTTTGTGTAAAATTCAGCCATTATAAGTTCGCTTTCTCTATGTTAACGGTTATGTCTTGTGATGATCTATCTATCTTTATAAATCCTTCAGTAATTAATTTTCTTATGTCAGTAATTGATTTAGCTCTATATACTCTTTTGGTGGCATCAGTCGAATTGGCATAAGCAACATCACTTTCTGCAACTGATTGTCCTGTTCTTGATCCTATGTCTTTGTAATATATGTGACCTGCAATGACATCTTTTATTTCATCGTTTGTTGTAACTAAATTGTATGCTTCATTGGCTGTAAGAAAATTAACACTGTCAAATGTTGGTGTTGTTATTACAGTAGTATTTGCTGTGTTTTTATTATCTGCTAATCCTTTTGCTGTGGCTAATGTTGCTACTGCGGCCAATTGACCAACACCAAATTGTGCTACTGGACTAGAAAGTGTTCCTGCTTGTTTGCCAACTTCCAATACGCCTTTTTTTGCAATACCTTTAAGTTCTTCTTTGGCATCTTTTTTCTTAATTTTTTTAGCATTGTTGTATGTGTTTGATGCACCTAATATTGCACCTAAGAAGTTACCTTCTCTAACATTTTTAAAAACAGATCCTACACCATCTATAACACCACCTGGACCAAATATGCTGTTGGTTCCGCCTCCTAGCACTGTTAATGGTGAAGGTTCGTGATCATAATTTAATGTTGCAAATCCTGGCATATCAGTTCTGTTAACTGTGCCTGAATCATACAATACTGTTTCGTAATAAATTTGCATAACATTAGATAGTGTTCCAGCACCATCGGCATTGTCTACAGTATCGTGAGCAAAAGATCCTATAACTGGATTTACTAATTGCATGGATGTAAATCTTTGTTTGTGTAATAAAAAAATTATTATACTTTTTAGGTATGGTTTCTTTTTCTTTTTTGGAGTGTCTAATCCAAATTTTGAATATGCTCTTTTGTCATTTATATCATCATATGCATTATCTTTTGTGTCTGATATAGTAAGGCCTGTGGTTCCAGCATTAACTGAATCTGCTATGTGATATTCATAATATTTTTTCCAAAAAGCATTCACTGTATCAGCATGGTCATCATGGAATGTAATGTTAACTGGTTCATATTGAATACGTGTTGCCACATATGATTTTTTATTATACTGTACAAGTTCTTCCAGGTTCATTCCGTATCTAGGTAAGTCGCAACTTTTAACCAACATATCTAATTGAGCGTCTTCTTGTGGATTATGTGGACTTACCATCATTGATTCATCAGTTTGAATCATCACATGAAACATGAACTTCTGTTTCGGCATCAATCTGTAGTTGTCGTCTATGTACAGTCTAGATGCGTGACGGAAGTCCTTCATGCCGGGTTGGCCGTTTTGGATACCTTTTAAAAAATCATTTATCTTTGGCATATACTTGTATTTATAGCCACAAAAAAAGCGCCATATAAAGACGCTTTTCTTGTATTATAAATGCTAATTCTAATTCTTATTACGAACCAGTACTTAAAGTACCAATTGTTCTTGCAACTGCTGTACCAATACCTGTTCCTTGTGGTGTTTGTATACAGTTGTCATATCTAACTGACATAGTAATTGTAGCCGGATCTGATGTTGCATATGCTAGTGTGTTGTAGTTCACGTTTTCAACGTAAGCACCGTATAGTTCAAATGTTTCTAGTACATTTGGTGTGCTTGAACCGTTACCACCGTCTAACATTTCAATTCTAGTTGTGAATTTGTAATCAATACCTGACGCCGCTGAACTTTGTTCAAAGAAATCAAATTGTTTCTGAATTTGTTCACCAACCAATTTAGTAACTGAGTTGTTTACATCATCTCTTAAAGTGATTGTAATTGGCTCCCAAGTGTGTTTACCAGCAACATAAACTTTTGAGTTGTAAACATCTAGTGTTACATTGTCGAAAGTTAAGTTAGGTCTAGTAATGTCTATTACTTGTTTTGTTAATTCTGATCTAGGTGTTGATACTCCAAAACCTTCAAGTATTGCTCTAAAACGATATTGAAGTTTTGGCATCAATAAACCTTGTGATGCTGAACTTTGATCGTTTGCTAAAGGTACTGTAAATTTTGATAATGTTGATATTGCCATATTTTTTCTCCTTTATCGAAAATTAGTTTCCTAATTTTGCAATTTCTCCTGTGTTTTTGATTCTCAACGGTATGTAAATGAATTCAACTGATTTGATTGGTTCAATTGCTATATCTACATAAAGTTCATTTCTATCTATCCTTGTAGGTGTGTTGTTTGTGTCATCACAAACTACTAGGAAGTCATATAATGCTCTCTGACCTGTCAACTCCAACAAGAATGATTCTACTGCACCCTTGATCTCGTTTCTAGTCAATTCATCATTTGGTTCAAAGATGAATGGCTTAGCGATTGCATCTAATTGTGTTCTTAGATACACTGCTAGTCTTGAAACGTTGATTCTGTCCAATGCAGAACTTGCCGATGTTTTAGTCAAGTTACCAAAGTTAACGATTCCTGCACCTGAGAAGAAAGTGATTGGGTTCACTTTGACCTCGTGCATTGAATCTCTCACTGACTCCGTAACAGATATTGTTTCAAATTCACCAGACG